TCCACTTTTTCTACAACGGTAATTTCCGCTCTTTCGTGTTTAGCAAACACAATCTGCGCAATACGTTCTCCGGGCTCTACGGTCTGAATTGATGCTGAAAGATTAATGAGGGGAACGCCTACATCGCCACGGTAGTCGCTGTCAATGGTTCCTGGAGCGTTAATTACTGTCAAGCCTTTCTTGACTGCCGCACCACTGCGAGGACGAACTTGACCCTCATAACCTACCGGAATCTCCATGTGCAAACCTGTCGGGATAATCCTACGTTCCATTGGTTGTAAAATAATCGGTCCTTCTGGCAACCATGCACGCAAATCCATTCCAGCGGCTTCTGCCGTTTTGTACTCTGGTAACTCGTTGTTACTCAAATTCACAATTTTTAAATCCATACGAAATTTTTATTAAGTGTTATGTCAGAATATCTGACGGTTAATTTTCTGTCATTATTAATACGTATCTCCAATTCCTCTTTCGCAGGGTTGTTACTCAAAACTTCTGCGTCTTTTCCTTTATATACCACTATCGTTCCTCGGTAAAGCATATACCACGCATCATAATTTCTTTGCACCCTCTTTTGTTGCGCATCTTTATACTGAAAATTCGGCAATCCATTAGGATTCCAAAAATATTTATCCACAAACTGTTCAACGTTCTCACCGTTAAATATAGTCGTAAGATTAAACTTAATTCCAAGCTGGGTTATCTTCATTCGCTTCTTAGCGGCTATATCGCTAGCTACTCTTATATATGTTTCGTCTTGGTAAATTAAAGCCCGCAAACGCTGTGTTAGATACTCCAATTGCAAATTTATCAAAAATTGCTCCTGTGACTTAACCCCGTTGTTACTAACTGCCTGTTCCATATCCTAAATCTTTACTTCTACTTTATTACAGAAAAAATTAAACGGGTCTGTCGCCCCTTGTAAAACTTCTTCCAAATATGCTAAATCTATATTTCCTGGGTCAACTCCTTCTTTGCGAATAGCTGTTACCAACACGCTATCAAACATATCCCGCATTTTTAACGCTGTATCCTTGCTTTCATCAATCGTCCCGTAGTCGTATAGAAGTATTACATTTTTCACTTTCTTTTGTAGGAGGGTTTTCAACTGCCCCTGCCCGATATTGTTGCCAAAGGTAAAACAACATTTTATATCTTGCAAATGCTGCAATCCCAACAAATTATCTATGTTAACCTTGTCAAAAATCCCTTCTACTATAATAACTGTCTGGGTTTCACCCTGTATTATTTCGTCACACCCACCTAATAAGTCCTGAAAATTGTTTTCACTGTTACGATAACGCAACACTAAATCCGCCTCATGCCTTTTGTATGCTTCCAGATTTTCTTTATGCCATTCTTTAGAATGGCGGCTGCGTGCCCACCATGCAACACATACACCATCTACTTTCATCTTAAAGATAATATAGTTGTGCAATTTCGGCTCTAGCATACTCGTAACGTGTGAAGGCTCAAACTCCGCATAATGTTCAGGAGCAAACCCTCTACTATCCAAATACGGGTCGTTAGACAGCGGTTTTAAACGCATAGGCAAACGCACTGGAGTAGGTGCTAGCTTTTCAGCCGTATCCATTGTTTCCTTCATCCAATCCGATAAGTCATAATTCTCCGCCTCTAGTTTGGGGCACACATCCAACTCATTCGGTTTGACAGTGTATGTCATTTTAGCAAGGTCTTTTCGCCCTACCTTTTTCAAAAACTCATACACCGAAGTTTTTCGTGGACACTTCCAACAATGAAACGTGGCTAGCCCTGTATCGTTAAAAATAATGCCCCACTTCCCCGCCTTGCCACAAAAAGGACATTCCATATCCTTGTTTGTAAGCCATCCTCGTGCGCCAAATGGCGTCAGGGCAAATTCTTCTATTATTCTTTCCTTATCGTATCTCATCGCTGTACCTTTTTACGCACGGGTTTTGGCTTAACTTCTTTGTTACCATTCAAGTACTCTCGCAATGTATCTTTCTTATGTTGTTCGTCCAATACATCTGGCGGGGTCTGCGTCGGGCTTTCGCCCGCTTTAACAACACGGGTCGCCCATACTCCCGGCTCTACTTCAACCCTTTCTTTTCGGTCGCCCACTGCATCCTCACCGTTGGCTTTCTTTCCTCTTCGTGGTTCTAACTTTTCAAGTGCCGACATATCCAATATCTGTTCAACGGTTGATGACCTGCCCATGTCGTAGAAAAAGCCATTCTCAAAATTCGTAGGAATACGAATAATAATACCATCATTCTTGTAGTTACGCAATTTATCACAAAAGATACGAAGTAGTTTTTGTTTACTCTCCTCTATCGTAACATTACCTGTCAATACGAATGAGAACGGTTTGATAAGCGTGCGGTCACCCTCTGTATTGCTACGGGTGAGTACCCGTGTGGGGTCATTCCAAACTTCAAACGGTACTTCCCCCGTTTGAGTAACAGCCGCCACCACACAATCGTATGTCTTCGCAATATCTTTTAGTTTTTGGGCGCACCGTTGTAAACGAAACTTCAAGAAACTAGGGTCAAAGTCTATCTTTTTATTTTCCCCCGTTAACAGCAAATCCAAACTGTCTATATTAATCAAATCCGGATAATACCCGTATTCCATTTTATAGTCCTCTATTACTGTTACCAAATCCGCCAATGTCATGTCAAGCATTTGGTCAGTCGCATAAAGGTCAATATCACTATTCACAGTAATAGAACGTTTAACCACCGCTGACAGGCGTTGAGCCGTTTCCTCACTAATATCACCCCGCATTATCTTTGAGTAAGTGGTATTCGCAAGCATCTGGTCAAACTTAACCACGGCTTCATCCATACCACCCTCTAACTGTATCTGTAAAACGTGATTATGAGCAATGGACGTGTTGTACCATGCAATCCACTTTAAGAAAGTGGATTTTCCAACACCTGAACGCATTATCATCAATAAGGTGTCCTGACGTGGTATGCCCCCGTCTGTAAGGTCATCAAGTGTAGATATGCCTGTCGGGATTTTCTGCCGTCTAACAGCGTCATCGGCTTTATTCTGTATAGTACTAATATTGCGTTCAAAATCCCTGTAAATGCGGGTAAAACGTCCTCTACCACCCTCTAACGAAAAGGTATTAATTTCTTCCATACGTTTTCCGAGTAACTGCATGGCTTCTTCCTGCCGACCCTCGTTATACATATCAGAAATTTCCCGTTGAGTGGCTACAAAGGTTTGACGCTTAATAAAGGTTTCAAGCTGTCTGACCATAGATTCGTAATCAGGTAATTTCAAGCTGCGTACTTCCTCAAGTTTCTTTGCCACATCCTTATTTCCAGGATAAGCCATTTCAACCATTCCATAAGTCGCCAAACCACCATCCCGTCGCAAATTATCTGCCAATACTTTCAGCATTGCTTTGCAACCACCCATTTCACGAGGGAAATTACTTAAATCTAAATTATCCGTTACCATGATGGCAAACTGCCTGTTAGCAAAAGCCAACCGCATCATTTCCTCAACAAAACTCGGACTTAGTATAGCATCAATTTTCTTATCCATATTAAACTGCGTCAACTTTTATTTGCACCGTAGCTTCCCTCAACTTGTTAATAGCCATGTAGGAAGAACTTACTGTATCATCATGCCCGCTAATACTTTCTAATGTACCCTTATCACTTCTGAAAGCCACACTATTAAACTCCCCAAACATTTGGTCAACTTTATCTTGAGTATCTGGGTGGTACGGACATTTAAGAGCACCACGCTCAAACAGTGCCGACAACGATGCCCAACCTGTACGTAAATCCTTTTTATTCCCTGCGGTGGTAGTAAATGGTGTTATATTCTTTATACCCATTTGCACACACATATCAGCCAGAATAGATTGGAAGCCGTTATTTTCCACCACAATTTCATTCGGTTTAAATGCGATGTTTAGTTGAGCTATCTTTTGTATCTGTTCATTATGTGATAAGCCCTTTTCCCTGTAAATATACAGTAAATAATAATTTTCTTGCAAGTCTTTCCCCCAAACCGTATAGCAAGTATAGTCAGCCCCCACATTTCCAGAAACAGCAAAGTCACAACCAATTGTCACTCGTGCGAGTTTAATCGGAAAACTTTCTATGTTATGAACTAAACGCACGTGTTCCATCCCGATGGTGCTTCTCTTTAATATCTCCCAAGGGAATATCGTACTGTCATCTGATATTGGTACAACCAAATACTCACGGCTAAAAACTAGAGTACCCAGAGAGGCTTTTTCCTGCATCAACTTATCAAACGTAAAACGGTCGGGAGCTAACAACCTACCATTCGGGTCAATAGCGGGGTACTCAAACACCATGAATTTCGGGTCACGTTTTAAATCCGCATAGAGGTCATCTTGCTGATACGGTGTGCCGTCAACGATATTATAACCGTATGGCTCTACAATCGGGGTAATTGCTCCTTTAAACAGGTCTCGCAACTTCTCACGCTGCTCCAAACTGTAAATACTACTTTCATCGGGTAAATCATCGCTCACGGCTGAACCTACGTGCAAACCACGAATAAACCCATCCTTTCCACGGAGGTGAAGTTTCGTACCGTTTTCACATTCAATACTCGTGGCGGCTAAAGACGCTTTGCCTGTGGGGTTCAGCTTCGCTGCCAATGCCTCATTCGTACG